GCGCCGCAAGGTTCGTTCTGGTGTCCCCGATCTCCAGAGCGTTATAACGCTCCTTCAAGACGTTGTACTCCGTCCTAACGATCTTTGCTGTTGCGTCTACTCCCAGAGCGTCATATCTAACGGTGAGAGTGTCGCAGAGGTTCACCCGCTCCAGAACCCTGTAATCATCGTATGTGAGTTCCCACGTTGCTCCTGTCAGTGTAACGGTGTTGCCAGAGACAGAACCGGATGCCGTGAGCGTTTCGCCGGAGACAGAGGCCGGGAGTACAAGCGTCCTTGTGGGGGTTCCTACACTAACACCTTCCATCTGCCAGAGTGGAACAAACTCCACATCAAGGGATACTCTCGGGATGCCTATATCATTGTCGGTGATGTATTTGTTCGCTCTCGCTCTAAGCTGTGCAACCGTAGGGGCTTCTTCCCAGTCCTCGGAGAAGTCAATAACAGCAGTTCTCTTATACGGGAAATTCGCCGCAGTTGCCGCCCACACAGCTTTTTCCGGGAGGGTTACAACCGTACCGTCTTCGCCCTTGTAGTACGGGCAAACGCCCGTAATGGTGGTTTCTATGTTTTCGTCCTGCGTCAGGTCTGTAATGTTCTTTCCGTATCTGAGGACAACCCCCGTGTCTGCTCCACGGTTTACATGGAGTTTCACAATGCGGTTGTCAAACTCATATTCGCCCTTGCCGTAGACATCTAGGATTGACCCTTGCATACCTCCCAGAAGCGCACGGAATTCCTCCGGGTGATCCAGTTTAAAATTCCCGGTGGTGGTCTTGTCAGTCCACACAGAAAAGGGGTTTTCCTGCGCGGAATTGGCAACCATCCGCAAAAGGGCCTCTTGGCAGCTTGTGGCTGTGAACGGCATCACCGGGATATGGTTTAGCTGATAGGAAATATGTTCCGCATAGATGGTCACAACTCCATTAAGGGGTTTCTCCATGCGGTAGATTCGGAACGGTTGGATTGCCTTACCGTCTGCGGGAACTGCACAAATGATCCGTGAGATAGAAATATCGCTGTAGTGCCTTCCCGTGATTGGATAGCGCATTTCCAACTCATACGGCCCGTTTCTCTCCTCTGTAACGATGCACTCAATTACATCGGCAAGCCGTCCTAGCCCGTTTGTAGTGAACGTGGTAGCGTCTGAGGGAAATAGAATAGGAATCATAGCGTAAACCACCTCGGTGTTATTTCAACCCGGGTAACATTGCCGGATTTCGTAATGCCGTTACTGCCCGGATTCAAAACCGGGAACTGTGATCCTGACAGAGTGATATACTGATTTGCGTTTGTGGCCCCATAAAAAGCGTCCATTGCATCGCAGTCCAGGTCAATGTAGCTGAGACTATTGGAGGCAATCGTGATTGTCACACTTCCAACCTTTACCGTCCCATAACCGTAGATTCTGATTGAAGGCTTTGCTACAAATCCCGTAGGATTTGAGATAGTCCCGTTTGCAGTGAATGTCACCGTTGTCAGGCCGGATTTAAGGTATCTCTGAGGCTGGCAATTAAACGTAATGTCAAACCGCCCAGACTTGTTATAGGGGCCTGTTTCTGCCTCAAAACCGCCCACAATCGCCGCCTTGCGGAATTCGTTGGGGTGGTAGGTATCTTCTAGGGTAAAGTATCCGATCTTTGAGAGCATCAACGCCCGGAATACGTCAAAACGGGTGTCAAAGTTCTTGGAGATAAATGCCGGATAGGTGATCTCAATATTGTTGAAACGTCCATTGTCCACGATCAAATCCCCGGACTTGCCGGGGATCTGAATGAACTCTATATCTCTTTCGGGGGCGTTATATGTGCCAGTGCCGGAAATCCATACACCGTATGTGTTGGATTGAATGCCGTCAAAGGTCAGATAGTTCCCATACTGTAAAATGTCGCTCATCCAAACGCCGCCCTCCTCCGGTTTACTTTGTCAGCAATACGATCTGCCACAAGGTCAGCTAATGCACGTTCGTCCATGCCCGGGGATGGGTTCACGGTGACGTAAATATCTCCCCCGGTGGTGGCCTCGCGCATCATATCAAGCATTCTGTTTCGGCCTATGACGATCTCGCCCCCGGCTCCGTCTCCAAAGCCTTTCATGCCGCCCATAGTTGGAAGAACAGTAGGAGAGTTGAACATAACAGCGTTGTTATAGGCTTTCTTGTACCAATCCACAGAGATACTCGGGATTGAAACAATGCCGCCGATGTCCTGCCATGTCCATGAGAAATGCGGCAGCTTGATAGAAGGAAGTTCCCAATCAAAATTGAACAGCCCTTTGATGGAATCAACCCATCCTGATACCGTAGTCCATACGCCGTTGAAGATGTTTCCGGCTCCATCCCACAAGCCTTGCGCCTTGTCCCAAAAGCCATCTGTAATGTCTTGAATGAGGTTTTTGCCCCATGTCTTCGCGTTGCCCAACACATCATCCGATTTTGTCTTTACGCCCTCAAAGGTGGTTTTTGCGTTGTTCCAAAGGGTCTGCGCCTTGTCGGTGATACCATCGGAGACGTTGGAAACAAAATTGCCGCCGTATGTTTTGGCCCCGTCAATGACGTTTGTAACCGTGGTCTTTGCGTTATCCCACGCAGTAGAAATGGTGTCTTTGATGTTGTTCCATTTGGTTTCTGCGTTTGTCTTCACGTTGTCCCAACCATTTGAAACGGTGGTCTTGATGTTCTCAATCCCCTCGGATGCCCCGGACTTGATATTATTCCAAGCGTTGGAGACAGAGGTTTTCATGTTGTTCCAAGTCTCGGTTGTCTTGGTCTTTACGTTGTTCCAACCATTTTGGAAACCGTCCTTGACAGCCTTCCAGTCATTTTCGAAGCGGTCTTTTACGTTCTTGATAGCATCCTTCACGTTCCCGGTCACAGTGTCCCATACGCCTTCAAACCATTCCGTAATTTCGCCCCAATGTTTGACCACTTCCACCACACCAACGATAGCAAGCGCAATCCCCGCAACTACGGCAATCACAGGAAGAATAGTCGCACCCAACGCCGCAATAGCGGGAACCAATCCACCTGCGGCAGTAATCGCCGCTCCTGCGGTTCCTGCGACAGACATAACGGTTCCGATTGCCCCGGCAATCGTACCAATAACGCCGATAACAGGCCCAGCCGCCGCAACCACAGCAATAGCGGTTAAAATCATTTCCTTTTGGTCATCGTCAAGGCTGTTAAGTTTATCAACCAGTCCACCGATTCCGTCAACGGCCTTTTCGATGGTAGGCATCCATTCTTCAAGAAAGGTGAATGCGGTTTCTCCTAATTTTGATTTGAGGATTTCCAGTCTGCCGCCCAGATTGTCAATCATGGTGTTCGCCATAGTCTCGGCGGCTCCATCGGCGTTGTTAATGGCCTCTGTTAAACTGTCATACTCCTCGGGCGCAGTGTTGACGATAGCCAACAGGCCGGACATTCCACGGGTTCCCGCAAGCATCGCGGCATATTTGGCCTTCATGGCTCCCTCTGCGCCGTATGCGCTTTCTGTCAGAGCCTCAACGGATTGGGCGTATTCGTCTTCGTCAATTTCCCCGGCTTCTAGCTGAGAATCCAAACTTGCCAACTGGGCGTTGAACTCGGAGACGGGCATTTTCAAATCGCCAAACGATCCCCGCATCTGATCCATGATCTCAGCGAAAGAGTACATATTCCCCTCGCTGTCATAGAGGGACAGGCCCAGCGCATTCATGGCGTTTTCGCTTTCCTTTGTTGGTTTCGCCATGCGGTTCATGATGCTTCTCAGCGTGGTTCCTGCGGTGGATGCCTTGATGCCGGAGTTTGCCATCAGGCCCAGTGCAACGGAAACATCCTCAATGGAGTACCCCAAAGCACCTGCAACAGGCCCCGCATACTTCAACGCTTCGCCCATCTGGTCTGTGGTGGTATTTGACCGCGCCTGTGCCGTTGCCAGTACGTCCGCAAAGTGAGCGGAATCCTCCGCGCTATAGCCAAATGCGGTGAGCTGATCTGTGACAATATCCGATGCTCTGGACAAATCCATCTGTGAGGCCGCTGCCAGGTTCAGAACGCCCGGAAGACCGTTCGCCATCTCCTCAACGTCCCAACCTGCCAGAGCCATGTAAGACATAGCATCGGCGGTTTCTGCGGCAGTGTATTTTGTCGTTTCCGCTTGCTGTCTTGCCACGATCTCCAGAGCGTTATATGCATCTGTGGTAGTGTCTCCGGTCAGTTCGAACGCCTTCCCGGTGTCCTGCGCCATCTTAATGACGGCATCCGCTGTATCCTCGGACGCATCACCCGCAAGGGCTTTCACCTTTGACATGGAGGTATCGAAATCAGCGATATATTTCACACCTGCCGCCGCCGCCGCTGTGATTGGTGCGGTTACATGGGTGGTCAGGGTGGTTCCCATTGACTTGAGATTAGACGAAACGCCGCTGATCTTCTCCCCGGCTTCTTTGAGGGAATCCCACGGCATCTGTTTTAACTGCGTCTCCATGTTGTTTAGTTCCGTGGTAGCCTCATATAGTGCCTGTTTCCATTTCAGCGTTTTGGTGTCAGCTTCACCATATTTCGCGGTGGATTGATCCACCATGTAATTAAGCTGTTCAACCCGGGATTTCTGCGTCTCTATCTGAGAGGTGAGATTTTCCGCTTTTGCCCGGTTCTTCTCCATCGCGGTAGTATTCCCGGAAAATGCGCTTTCGCTAGCCTCCAACTCGGATTTGAGCGTCTTGGTCTGCTGTATGATGTTTTGGAGTTCTTTCCGGTATTGGGCTTCTCCTTCGATGCCGATCCGGGGGCCTATGTTCACAGCCACGGTATCACCTCAGTTTCATCGCTTCTTGGAATGACGTTATGTTTCTGCTTGTTTTCTTTGGGACAGCGTCACCGTTATCTATGGAAAGACAGGCAAGCATATCCATCATTTCCCCGTATCTGGTAACTAGGATTTCTTGCCTGTCCATTCCAATTTTTCTGCCGAAATACAGATACCACGACAGATTCAGCTTTATTCGCTGTCCCTTTTTGCGTTTTTTCCCTTCGGGGCCTCTGCCTCAACGGTGGTTTTGCCGTCTTCCACAAACGCCGCCATTGCCTCCGCAAAGAGGGCGTTGAATTCATCGGAATCCAGCAAAAGAGCCTCGTTTTTCGTCAGAGGTCTGGGCGTGTAATCAGGGTGTTCATACGCCTCATTCATTTCATAGCCCTCAGAGAGGGCGGCAATAAAAACAGCCGCCGCAGTCTGAGCGGTGGCGTAGTCTCCATTGATGACCTGATTAAAGTTGTTGATGTCCCCGCCGGGACAAATCTTTGCAATCTCGCAGTTACCCAAAACTGTTCTGCGGAATTTGATTTCTCTGCCGTGAATAACCATATTGCCCTCCTAAGGTTTGATTAAGTTGCCGGGGTGAGAATGCCCTTGTACGCCGCGACAGCCGCCGCCTCAGTCTCCTGATCCGCTCCAATGAGCTTCCATGTCTGAGTGCTGGAATCATCCCGCATCAGTTCAGCTTCAAGAGAAGTGGTCTGGAAAGAAATTTCCTCCTCCTGAGTAGCGGCCTCCAGTCCCTCGGGGTTGAACTTGCACTTTGTCAGCACAACAGGGGCGTAAGTGGTCACGCCGTTCTCCATGTACCGGACAACGAAACCGATTCCCACATAGGGAACAACCTGCGTGTTGTCGTACTGCTCAAACACAACAGAGGTTGTGGAGCCTGTTCCAACGCTCACAGTGCGGGTTGCAGTAACCCCGGCAATCAGCTTTCTGGCTGTCTCCTTGAGGCCGTCAACCTCAAGCGTCACAGTGCCGGACTGAAAAGCCTGAGTATCAGTCTCAGCCTTCACGTTGTCGGCGTAGAAATCATTGTCAGAGGCTCCCTCAACGCTCAGAGAGACGTTTACGCCTCTGGCAAGGGGAATGCCCCCGGAATAGGTTACAGTCCCGTTTGCGGCAGCATAGAGGGCCACAAACGGCATAGAAAAACCAGTAATGACTTTACCATTAGCCATTATTTTTCCTCCTTACTTCATGATCTTGTTGATCTGTTTGTCTACTTCTTCCTGCATGGCGTTTTCAGCCTGTTTCCGGGTCTTGCGGACTGCCCGTGTAATAAATGCGTTCTTCCGCATGAACGTTGTTCCGCTTTCGATTGACCGCGCAATCATGGCGTTTGGCTTTCCTTTTGGGTATTTCTCGGTAACATTGGCGTTATAACCGTCCATGCCGATTTTGACATTGTGAAAACCGGAATCATTCCGCATTTTCGCAACGCCCAACCCATCAAGCAGCCCGTCTATTTCGGTCTGTGTGGGATTTCGTTTCGTTCCCCTTTGGGATCTCCGTTCTTCGGAATCGTCCGGGACAACCGGGAGAGATTTGATTTCCTCCCGGATGCCATCCGCAACGATTTTTGCCCCCTGATACACAGACTTTCCTATCACGGCAGAGGTGGAGAATTCCAGATTCCCCAACTGGGACAGATAGTCCGTGATCCCGTTTCCAACGGTCATTTTTGCCATTAGGCAACACTCCATGTCCATTGATAGTGAATCAGGTTGGTATCATCCTCAAACTGGACGGAATCCAACCGCCAGCCGAAAGGCATATCATAGGACAACTCTTGCAGGATAGATTGGACGGTATCAAGAGCGGGATCATATTCCGTTTGCGTGTAGTAGTCCACATAGCCGGATATGGCCTGTTCCTTCTTGATGTTGTCCGCGCTTAAGTTGGTGTCCTCCCCTTCCTCTGCCCACACACAAAAAGGGGGTTGCATCTGTGGCCTCCAATAGTGATAGACGTTATCACCTAGAGTTGTCAGCGCGGTTCCGATGCGTTCAAGTTTCTCCTGCAACGTCATAGTTTGCCTCCAGTCTCACCAGAGATAAATCAAGGGCATCCTGATCCACGATCTCCTGTGTAGCATCAATGCGGTACTGCTTTCCATCCTCAAGTATGACATACTGCACACCGTCCGGGAGAACCGGAGTATTGTGGCACCTTACAAGGGTGTCAAAGTTCCGATTTGCTCCCGCCGCCGCATAGTACCGGGTAACGCCAACAGTTCTACGGCTATAATAGGAGTTCCCGGCGTCCACCAGCTTTTCCGCTGGCATCCGTCCGGGAACTGCTACGTTTTGGAGCCTGTAAAACGTTAAGATGCCATCATCCCGCATCCGTCTTCCCCCAATCGGTATAACCCGTTGCGGTCTGTAGCTGCCCCTTCTGTTCATCGTAGGCCGCTTTTAACCACGCTCTCTGCTGTTCCGTGATGTTGATGCGGTTCATGGCGCAATAGGTAATTACAGCCCGTGTGATGAGAGGGTCGGTCACAGAGGCGGGGTCTGTGCAAACCGTCTCTTTGGTAACTCCGGCAATGCCTAAGTCATACAGTGCGGCAGTTATAAGCTGCTGGAGGTCACTGTCAAACGCCGTGGAGGTGATCCGCAACGCCGCCTTTACCTTTTCAAGCATCATCGACCCTCCCATCTTTAGTCCTTTTTGGCGGTTTTCTTCTTCTCCGGTTCGGGAATCACCGCAGAACCCACAGACAGCAGGAATTTAGCTTCTTCCGGGGAAGCCTCGACGGTTTCCCCGGCTTTGTGCTTTATTCTCGCGTCCCGGATAAGTTTGACCTTCATCAGGTCGTGGGCTTGAGGAGCTTCACGAAGCGACCGGGAGCGGTCACGCCGTGAGCGCTGTACTGACGGCCTACGATCTTGACCAAATCCTGTTCCGCGAGGGACAGGTCATCGAACTTCAGCAAAACATCGTCCCCGTTGGGATAGTTGAACTGGAGGCCGGACAGGTCGCCCACGATGGCGTAAGGATTGCCAGAGGTCACGGCAGAGTATGCCGGAATCGCGGAAGTGTAGACGCGCGTCAGCCCCGCGAACGGGTCAACCGAGAAAGCTCCTGCGGCGTAGGCGTTGATGAACTCGACCTCGGTCAGACGGTTCATGATGACAACGGCGTTGGTCGCCTCGTCGGACAGATTCGCAGCGGCTGTGGGGATGGCGGTCACGCTGGGCGCGGCGGTCACGGTGGGAACGCCGACAGCGGTCGCGCTGGACGCGGCAGGAGCGGCGATAATGTCCGCGATGCCCAAGGCAGCGGCCTTCTTGACGATCTGATAGGTGATTTCGTCATAGATGTAGCGCAGGAACTCCTCGCCGCCCATGTCCATCGCCTCATCAGTGATGGTGATCCACTTCTTGATGTTGGCGGGAATCAGTTCCACCACGCCGAGGGTCAGAGTTTCCTCGGTGGGAGCGGCAGTTCCTTCCTGATGCACGGCGGCGGGAGTGGCGGAAAGCTCAAAGGCAACCTTGAGATTGCCACGGACAAAAGTCCGCCGAACACGGGACATGATGGGATCATTCTCCCAAGCGGTCCGAACGCCGCTCTCGATGATGGTAGGCACGGGCAGAGGGCCGGAGCCGGTCACGGTGGAGGGGGCGTTCTCGGTGATAAGGGCACGGGCCTCGCGGTCGTCTCCGGTCTTGATGTAGTTCGCGTAAGCCTCGACATACTGAGGCATCTCACGCAGTTCTGTAAGGGTCATGGTCTTTCTCTCCTCTTTATCAAAAGTTTTTTCAATCGTGCCAACGCCGTTGGCTACGGTCTTGCGGATTTCGTTCCGCTGGGTTTCCTCGGCTTTGCGCCGTTCAAGTTCATCGTTGATCGCTCTGGCCTCAGTCTCCAGAGCGTCAAGGTCAGCCTCTGGGGCATCAATCTCAGCCGCAATAGCTGTGCGCCGCTCCTCAAGCTGATCTACAGTCAGTGTGGAAAAGTCCATTAAAGCACCTCCGTCAATAGTCTGATTTTTTGCTTTTTGCGCTCCATCTCTCTATACTGGGCTTTTGCGCTCTCCAGCGATTCCTTTGCGCTCTCCAGTGCATCGGAAAGACCCCTTGCAGAAATGGATGTCTGGGAGTAGGCGGGGAAAGTCACCGCGCTCACCTCATACACACGGGAAAAAGACTGAATATGCCGTGTGGGGTGGTCGGTGTCCAGCCCCTCCCAACTATCTTGATCCACGGCGAACATAAAGGACATCCCGGAAATGTCCCCCCGTTCAACTGCGGAATACAAGGCCCTAGCCTCGGAATTGTTTTCCGTGTCCAAATCCACACGGATTTCCATGCCGTTTTCGTCAACGGACATCTGCATGGTCGAATTGGCGTTATTGTTTCGTGACCGCGCAAGCGGGATCATATCGGTATTGTGGTTAATCAGAAAGCGGACATCCCGCAAATCGGTATTGTCCAACGCTCCCCGGTCAATGGTTTCGTCCCACATACCCAAATCTGTGACAGCATCGTACACAATGGGTCTTCCGGTCAGGTAATTGCCGTGTTCTTCGTTCTGCTCTGCACGGACTTCAAAATCAAATGATCTCAGTTCTCTATCCATCTTCGTCAACTCCTTCCACCTTCTCATCGGCGTTGTAGTACTCTCCCCGGATGATCCGGGCATCTCCACCGTCAACAGGCGGCAGGTTCCAGATTTCCCGAACATCGTTGATTGACATGATTCCTCTGTCAAGCATCTGGGAAGATACGTTTAACTTGTCGGCGTTGCTGAGGTACTGCAATCTGTTCGCTGTAGCCGCCACAAAGGAACCTTGCGCCTGTTCCCGGAATGTGAATAACATCTTTGTCATCACCTCGGAGAACTGCACCGCAAACGGTTCTATTGCGCCCTCATAGAATGCCGTCCAGGCATCGCCATATGCTTTGTTCGTCAGGACTTCCTCATTAACACCGAAATACTCATATACGTTGTCCTTGATGATCTTCATCTGTTCCGCATCCACTACCCACGGTTTCACATCAAGTTGTTTGATGTTGTTGTAGGTATTTGGGAACAGCAAAACGCCGCCGCCCTCAGAATCACGGGCAAAGTTCTTAGCGGTGAATCTCTTGCGCTCCTCCGCTAGGTCTTCCGCTTTTGCGAAATTGGAATACTGCGCCATGAATCTATAGGAGGCCGCAGATTTCACGCCCTCTTGGATGCCCTGATTCTGAATATTGATGAGTTCCATTGTGTGAAACAGCGCATGGTTGTTCTCCCCGAAGAAATCATTCCGGTATTGGTGTTTGACCATCACGCCGCAGTATGCTAGTTCAATCGCTGCCTTTTGGCCCCATCCGAATTCATACCGGAGATACGGGACATTGCCATACTGAACGATCTCGCACCGTGTCGGCAGCGGAGAATATACGCCGGAAGGCTCCCCGTATTCGTCATACACCGGGCAGATAAACGCCGTGTTGTGTACGTCTAAAATCGTAGAAAGCCTATACAGAAACTGTGACCAAGTTTGAAACTCATTAGGGCCTCTTGCCAGTTTCCTCTGTAGTGCTGGCCTAGCCGCCCCGTGGGTTTCAACGGTCAGTTTGGAAATATGCGTTGCCCGTGCGTTAATTGCCGCACGGACTAACTCCGATTCGTAGAGGTCTTTCCCCCAGTTGGTGAAATTCGGGGTATATCCGTCTAGGACTTTAAAACCGCCCTTGTATTCACCTCTGGGCTTCGGCCTGTTGCCGAAAAGCCTATCAAAAAGTCCCATCCAATCACCTCAGTTTTTTAGCTGATCGCCTATATCGCTGTACCATTTCTGCCGGACGGTAAGCGCATCTATCAACGCCGCCGCCCCATCAATGTGGGAGTTCTTATTCAGCTTCACAAGTTTTGATTTCCCGCTGTCGTTGTCTTGTTTCAGAGCGCAATCCAGAAGGTGGATTTTCAACAGGTCATTGTCTCCGATGTCTATTGCGCCGTCCCTCATGAGGCCATCAGTCTCCATAATCACGGGAGACAGGTTAAATCCTTGATACACATCATCCATGTGGAATCCGTATTGCTTCATATCCTGAATAAGGTACTGGGCGCAGTATCGGTCATATCCTACCTTCAAAGGGAGAATCTCATATTCCTCCACCAACATACGGAACCAGTTGAGACAGTCCCGGTAGTCCACGAAATTGTCACCGGACAACTCCAACAGTCCACGTTGTATGTAAATCTGGTACGGGATAGCGTCCCGGGACGTTGCTTCGTCTATCTTTTCTTCCGGCAGGAAGAACTTTGCAAATACATACAGTCTCCCGGCCTTCTCAATCACCGCACAGCAAGCCGTTAAATCCGTTGTGCGGGACAGGTCAATACCTCCCACACAGTAACTCCCCCGGAAATCTTCAAGGCTCAGAGGCGCACCGCAGGCTTTATTGACGGTATCCGCAGATAACCACGCGAGGGAGGAGTTCTGTTTGATGTTGCAGTATTTCGTAAGAAATTCGGCCTTCTTGGAAAGGCTCCCCTCTGCAACCGCGATTTCCTCCAGCATATAATCAACGGAAACCGATACCCCTAGATTGGGATTCGATTTCCGCAGTTCGTTTATATCGTTCCATTTTGCTGTATCGTCAATCATGTAGATAAACGGCAATAAACGTTTTTCTTTGCTTTCGCCCATGAGGAACCGGGTTGACCGTTTTATCAGTTCATCATAGATTCCGTCATTGACATAGCCGGATGTCGTGCAGGAGAGAAGAATCCCCTCCGGCCTTGCGCCCATGCCGGATTTCATAACCTCATACTGTTTGAGGCCCTTGTCTCCCTCCCACGCCGCTATCTCATCGCAGATCGCAAGGGACGGGTTGAAACCGTCTGACTTCTTAGCGGAGAAAGCAATCTTTTTGAGAGTGCTGTTTGTATCCTCCAGGTATATGTCAGTCTGCCGTTTCCTCGGGAGAGATGTATCACTGGCAACCTTTTGATGCGTCCGGCTTCTGGCCTCCTCAATGGCCTCTTTCTTCTGCCTGTACTCAGGATCAAGCTGCATCATAGCCCACGCATTCCCGTATATGATGTCAGCCTGATCCAGTTTCGGGGCGATGTTGTAAACCCTCGCGCCATACCCACCGTCAACCTGCAATACATAGTTCGCAATCGCAGACGCAAAGATGGATTTACCATTTTTCCGGGCAACCACCAAAAGAACCTCCCGGAAGGTGCGTTTCCCGGTGTCTATATCGACAATCCCGAAGATGCAGGAGACTAGGGCCTTCTCCCACACCTCCAGTTTGAAGTTTCCCGGGGCAAGTTCGCCCTCAACGTGGAAACAGTGGTGTTCTATCCAGTCAATCGCATGGTTCGCCTTCTTTTGGTCAAACCGGAACTGCTTTTCCTCCAGTCCGTGGACGATATAATCATAGATTAGCCGTATCCAGCGGCCTACAGTGACTGAACCATCTGTAATCTGCTGATAGTAGGCATATATCCAGTTTGTTCTAGTCATATCGCCCTAACTCCTAGTAAATCGCGGGGGTTTCGCATAAAAACGACC